GGCATACCTAGCCATTCATTCATACCCTTAGGTGCTATGCTAGATACTTTCTCAGAGATAGATGTGTCTTGGCCTGTTGCCTTATTAGTAAGCCAATTAACTCCCTTAGCTATCATACCGAGAGGTGACCACTCAACAAGTTTACCTAGCATCTGTACGGTCTTGGATAGGATACCTTCCTTACCAAATACGGTATCAGCGATATCTGTGAATGTTTTAGAGAAGGCTTTGATGTTGATGCCGTCTTTAAAGTTATCCTTCAGCTTATCGCCCATATCCATATACTGGGCAAATATACCATCCTCTCCAATGATGGGACCGAATGCTGATTCCATCCCCTTATACACAGTCTTAGGATCGATAAGACCCATAGTAAGACCAGATAGAGCTCCAGCAGCACCAGATTTTATTTTCTCTCCAGTAGTAGCCTTACGACCTTTATCACCGGCACCAGAGATATTATCAGCATCTTGAGCGCCTTGGTAAGCATCATAGCCGGCCATAGCTAGCATAGCTATAGGACCTAGTTTTCCTAGTACTCCTTTAGCTAGTCCCTTAGCTCCAACACCTCCAAGTAGACCGCCAGCCTTACCTAGAATGCCTCCTGCACCCTTGGCAATACCACCAGCTGCCCCAGCGACACCAGTAGCTGCACTACCAATACCACCAGCTATGCTACCAAGTGCCCCAACACCACCAGCTGCTAGACCGCCAGCACCTTTGAGTAGTCCGCCAGCACCTTTAAGTAGACCACCACCCTTACCTACTAGTCCCTTAGCGAATCCTGGTAGTCCCTTGATGCCCTTGACACCAGCCTTACCAGCATCGTATAGATCCATTGCATCACCTGCAACAGATCCGACACCACCTAGACCGATAGCAGATAATCCTAGGTCTAACATACCTTTCTTAGCGCCAGTAGCAGCTAGACCTTTGGAGATAATTGATTTACCAGAACCATCCTTACGTTCAAGCATCTCACCAAGATCTGTATTAGACAGACCTATACCCTCAATATTCTTCTCTATCTCTGCAAGAGTACCACTTACCTTAACATCATTGACCTTGTTAGCAACATCTACCTTAAGGGATTTATTTAATACCTTGAGTGCAGCCTTATCACCATCATTCGTCTTAATCAGTTCAGACTTGATGGAGGCTAGTGCTTCAAGAACTGGAGCATTAGTAGTATTCTTCTCTGCAAAATCTACCTGCTTCAACATCAATGCCTTGATGTCTTTACCAGAATCTTTGTCAAGGTTGATAGTATTGATAGAGTTGGTGAGCAGTTCTCCTAGAGACCCTTGCAATTCTATGCCAGAATCTTTAATAGCTCCTAATGCTTTATTAGCATCATCTAAGCTATTATTAAGTGTCTTACCTTGTGCCTCTGTAATCTCCTCACCTTTCTCTAACCGATCAATCAAGTACTGTGGTACACCTTGATCTTTCTTGGAGAAAGACTTAACATCCTTATTACTTTCAATTAAACTAGTTAATACTGTTGTGTTTTCTTTAACAATAGTATGAAGATTATTAACAGACTTAGTAGTCTTAATCAGTTCACCGCGTAACTTCTCTTCTTCAGGTGATGCACCTTTACTACCGAATACTACTTCACCAGTCTTTTTGAGTAGCTTATTAGTACTCTCAAATCTGCTACTAGCTGCTTTCTCTGTTTCAGGTGGTTCTGATTCAGCCATCTTGAATTCAGGGGTAAGGACATCCTTACTTCTTATTCTAGTGCCTCGTTTTGTATTAGGTTTACCCACTTAGTTTACCCTGGAGAAAGAGAGTTAATTCTTCATTGAGGTACTTGACTTCTGAGTAGTCCATCATATCCATATCAGTTGGACTTATGTGCAGCTTTAGAGCCAAAACGAATCCTACTTTCAGTAGGCTTTTTATCTTGACGAAATGGTAGCACAAGGTGTTCACCGCCATCCAGCTCTAAGCTAGTTACGTGTTTACACTCAGTATTACGGCACGTATTCTTCATTGGCATTATGCCATGGTATAGCATCTTATCAACTTGTTCGAGTAACTGACCATCCTGTGGTTGAAGACCATAGAATAGTTTATATGCCTCTTCTACTGGCTTATTGGATTGAATAGCCAGACAGTATAGAGAATCATCTTCTTTCTTCATCTCTAACAGTTTAAAGTACCCACCCACTGTCAGAGGCATGAACTCAATCTCACCGACACTAAAATCTGCTATCAATGGTAATTCAGGTATCTCAAGATCTTCGAATTCTAGATCTTTAGTCTTGAAATCTAGTTTATTAGGTGTGTGGCATGCTGGACAGGTATACGGAACAGTGAGTTGTGTAGATCCAAGAGTAGAGATCTTACGGAGTAAGCCTATATATAGTAAATCCGCTACAGTCAGATCCAGTAAGTCAAAAGAGGAGGTGATCCCCTTCATGACATACTCAAGATTCTGCTTAGCGGATAACTTGGATTGAGTGATATACTTTACTTCGCCGTAAGTGTACGGACGATATGTAATCACTGATCCATTAGGATAAGACAGTGACTTAGATGGTAAAGTATCTATGGTAAGGTTAATATCTGGTACAGAGGATGCTACTTGGGTAACTCTTGATTCACTCTTGTGTTGGAGTGGATTGACCCCAATATCGAATGATGATGTCACTTATTAACTCCATTCAGGTCCCCAATATTACCCCAGCTACTATGAATGGGACAGTGTAGAGTTGTGCATCTGAGTGGCTAGATCCGTTAAATGCTAGATCTATTTCAGGATACACATGGTAGCTGGCGGTCTGTAGAATGGTACGCTGTGAAGTTAATTTGGTGACTTGAAGTAATTTAACACACTTATCTAATGTTGAGACGAACTCACCATTATTTAATATCTCTATGTTTATCCAATCCCTTATCCAATTAATTAAAGTCTGTGACTCATCATCATAGAATGTTAACTTAACCTCTTTTAGGCTACTACCCATAGGTACTTTGTGGGTACTCATCTGGGAGTTGAAGCTGTAGGAGTTTAGACTAGCTACACCCTCATCAACATCTACTGCCGGGAACCAATCAGTGAATGGGGTTGGAGCTCCCTGGAACTTAACGTCCCAGAGATACTTCTTGCCCCATTCAACAGATCTGATCTGTTCAATATTGAGAACTGCCACATCGTTACCTTACACTAACGATTTATCATCAAAGTAGTCATACGAGATAATCATCTGAGGCTTCATAGCATCAGAAGTTTGACCATCCAATTGACCGAATTCGTAATCTTCCAACCAAGAACCATTAAGTTTGTATTCCCAGATCGGGTTATCCAAGTTATCTAGGCGTTGAATCAGGATGATAGCCTGCAGAGTGCTAGAAGGACCAGATTGGACACCAGTCTTGGTTGCCCAGATAGCTTCACGCCAGTTGCGGATGAAGTTGTGGATCTTATTATCTACAGTTTCAACGAACGTAAAGGTAAGAGTAGGAGAGTACTCTTGGATACCGTTACGACGGATCTTGTGACCACGAATACCAACTTCGAATTTCTGATTGGTAGACTTGGGGATATCAGTCGATTCACAACGAAGGTTAACCTCGTCGATAGAAGGAAGACCAGTTACACCAGTGGGGAACTGTGCGAAGGTCAGGTTCCAACGGAACAGACTAGCGAAGTCTCCAAGACCACGGATCTGTTCAATTTGCGGACGTGCCATATTATTATCCTCCTAGTTAAATGAAGTAAAGTTAGAATAAAGAGAGGGGATTACCACCCCAATCTATTAGATAGCCGCTGCAGCAGTATCAAACGACACACCAGTACTAACAATAACCGCTCGGAGAGGGATTTCTTCAATTGCCCGAGTAGGCTTCATAAAGACATCCACATTCAGACGATTATTATCGATATCGTCTGGGGTATTGTTGGTGCTGTCACAGACAACACGGAAGTCAATCAAGCCACGGCGACTGAGGATATTGTTAAGATACCCTTCGATAATCGCCGTAACCAGCGACTGAGTAGCAATGTCGTTCAGCTCGAAGAGGAAATCCTCTAGAGCCTCAGCGATTGCTGGCTCAACCGTGATCAAGAGTAGTCGCACGTTCAATCGATCTAGTGCACTAGGACGTGACAATAGGGTCTTTTGACCCCAGATAGCAATACCCTTACCAGGAGTAAAGCGAAGAGGATTGATACCCGCATTATACAGTGTATCCATCTCACCCTGAGTGAACCTACGACGAAGATCAAGGACGCGGACCAAGCCACGACGGAAGCCTGCCGGTGGGAACCAGATCTCGAAAGTAGAAGCAGTTTCAGAAATAGCTCCGGCTGCATAACCTTCAGGAGACACATAGATATTCCGATCGTTGAACCGATCGTAGATCTTGACGTGAGGTGTATACAGAGCAGAGTAACTTGAGTTCAAGTTGAGCTCTGCTTTACGGTAGTCAACGATATCAGTAATGTAGGAGGCAGATGATTCATCAGAGAATGGAACACTAAGAACAGATACGCTATCTTGACGAGAGCTGACAAGTCCATCTAGTTGTTGACCATAGGCGGGAGTAGCAAAACCACCGTCCATGAACACCGTTAGTGGGTAGCTATCTTTAGCAGCCAACTGATTGGAGGTAGAGATCATTTCTGCATCAGTAACAGCAAGACCATCACTACCAAAGGTCATTGCTAGGTAGGATGCTTGATCCTTAGGCTGGACAGATGAGGTGATGGCTACGTTATCAATTGCACGGATGTACTGAGAGGATTCGAGGACATCTTCGACATAGATATTACGACCAAATCCATCCTTAGCACCTGGAACACGAGAGCAGATAAATGTCTCGACAGGCACAACAGTATTCGAAGACTTAAAGACTTCGATCATGAAGGAGTTAGGCTCTTTAACCTTATCAGGGTTGGTAACATAGCGAGTGACTTTCACACCCACACTATTGTTCCAGACACCCTGGTTAGCACCATGGAGAAGGATTGCTTCATCAACAGTGGTGACTGCAGCAGCACCTTGAGTAGTAACAGATATTGCAGCAGCAGTACCAGTAGCAGTTGCATTAGTAGCGGTGCCAGCAGTAGCGTTAGTAACGTTGACCACACCAGCAGATGG